TTTCTAATTTTAGTACCAAAATCTAATGGGTGTTCTTGTACAATAGTTTTTACTGGTTTTGCAACATTAACCACATCATAACGAGCTAATTCAGACTCAATAGTTTCAATCATTTCATCTGTTAAGTCAGTAGCTAACTTAATTCTTATTGGAATTTCTTTAACTGCTTCAGATAGATATTGTGTAAATGTTTTCATATAATTATTTATCCTCCTTATCGGATTTATCATCGGTTTCATTGACCTTCTGAATCAGTTGATCTAGTAGCTTATTACGGTCTCCTACTACATATCCTTCACCTTCTAGCACTTCTGCATTGTTTGGATCCTTGGTATCTTGCTGATCTACCCGCTGTTTTTTAAGCTGTAATTCAATCATTCTAAGCTTTTTATCTGCTTTTGCGTTCTTTGATTCTACTGCATTTTTAAGCATTGTTGCCGCAACTTCAAACATCTTACCGGCGTGTCTGGCTTCTGAATTCATACCCAAATCCATTAGTTCCTTGTATGACTTCATAGCTTCATCTGAATATACGTCCATATCGCTGTCGTGTGATTCTAGATCTTTAACTTGTGGTAATGCTCTATCAATTTTTTCTGCTGTTGATAATGCTTTTTTAATTGTAACTTCTTCAACCACTGTTTGTTCAGTTGTTTCGTTATTGGGTTGTTGACTATCAGAGCTTGACTGTTCAGCTTTAGTTTCTGCCAAAGCTTCTTCCATACTTGGTAGATCAAATGTGTCTTCTAATTTTTTATTCATAATATATCATAGCACAATTTATCCAGAATAACAAGTTATTTTTTAATTGAATAAATTGAGTCCTCGTTAACAACTCTAAATCTGAGTCCTTTTCTTTTTGCCCACTCTCCGGCCGCTTTCCACTTTTCTCTGTTCAGTAGTATTTTTGCTTTATCATTTTGAGTTTTGGCCTTTTCCATCAGTGTTTGTGCTTTGGGTTTTATTTCTACAAGCTCTCCAATTTTCTGTCCATTTTTATTTTGATAAACCATTATAAAATCAGGAACGTACATTGTGTATTTTCCAGTATACGGATTCCTGTATGGTATTCTTACCGGCTCACTTGCCCAACTCAACACACTCGGGTGATTGTCACACATTCTCATAAAAGTCAATTCCCATCCAGACCTATATATAGGAGGTCTCTTTCCAGCATACTTCGATGGATTCTTTGGTTTATATGTGCCTCTATGAAACTGTGCCATACAGTTATTTAACCCAGGGTTACTTAAACAATAATGTTACGTGATACGTAATCAGGTGTATCCTGTGCAACCTTAACACCAATTTGGCTTGTTGCTGGTCTGTAATTGTTTAATAATGCTACGCCTAGTTGACTAAATCTTAATTCAACTTTGCCCTCTTCTAAATTTATTTCTTCAAATAAATCTTTATAATTTGTATTAAATTTTTTCATAGCATCTGTTGTTAGTAATGCATACGCCGTAGCCAAATTTTCATTTTTTGTGTGTTGTGAGAATATACCTTTGATCAGTTCGAACTGTTGTCCATTAATGAACTCTGGTCTACCACCAACACTTTCTAACACGGCTTGTGAGACGTCTTGCTGTCCTGCACCTATCTTTGATGTAATCTTACCAAATTGTTTCACAATTGTTTTGATTGCACCTAAACTTTCTACTGCTGATGTACTATCTACTGCCATAACTACGTCCAAATACTATTCTTGTTAGCCGCCTCGGCTATCTTTTTATTTTTAATTGCTTGTTCATAAGTTCTAATTTTATCAATATATTCTTTTTTAGATTTTTTCGTGTTACTGCTTGGACCATTTTTGATAGCTTTATGCATTTCAGTAGTTAACCCAGCGGCAGTTAATACTTCTGTCGATGCTTTAGATTCTGATTCCGTATCAGTTGATGTGTTTCCTCCATCATATGATGTTTTTTCTTTGTGTGGATTAGATTCTAAAGAAAATTTGCTCGTAACTGATTTCTGTAAGTCGCTTGACTCTGTTTCTTTGTTGGCTTCTTCTATAGCTGATTTCCAATAATCACCAGCTGAGTTGTTGACCGCTGATCCATTACTATTTGCGTTCCAACCTTGTTCGTTATCTTGTGTTACAATAACTGAGTTTATTCCGTCTGGCGGAGGTGGTAAAGTGTCTTTTGCCAATGGGCCATTTGGTCTAACCCAGTCTTCATATTTTCCACTAGTTTTTTTAAAGGCACCGTCGACGTTACTTGGTAAACTTGTATCCTTGACAGCTACCTCATCAAACAATAAATTCTCATATTGGAATCCCATTGATAAGTTTGTTACAGCACTTGATGAATAATCAAACTGATCCATATCCATTCTAGATAGTCTAGGATGTATCATTTTAGCTCTGCTGTATAGTGTTCCAGCCAACTGGTAAAGGTCAATGCTTTTGATTAATCTATGAGTATGATTTGGTTGTGATCTCATACCAAAATTATGATTTTGTTTAAATTGGCTTTCATTTGTTAAAACTGATTCTTGGTAGTTATCTCTTGTTCCATTTCTTTCTGTTGTGCTTCCTAATGTGTACAATCTAGCATTCTGAAATTCAAATTCATATAACATCTTTATAAACTTTAGACCCAGGCCATCAACTGTGTCATACATTCTCAAACTCACAGGATCATAATCAATTTTTCTATTGACGACTCTTTTCCTGTTGTATTGATTGATCACATCTTGTTGGATTTGAAATTTTGGTCCTTCAACAGTATGGCATAAGAAATGCAATCTGTCTCTGAATGCTTTAAGAAAATTATATTTTGGTACTAAGAAATCATCATTTACCAAAGGGTAAAGATTAAAAACTACGAAAAACTGATCTGCACGTCTCGTTTGTTGAGAGGTGCCGCTCTGGTATAAATGAGCGGCACGATTCGCCGGATGTAGTGCTATATCCTGTTCAGTTGCCATTTCACAAATCCTTTATGATCAAGGATTAACCTAAATCACCAATTGTAGGCCCGTTACTTGTGAATGGGAATATTGTGTCTCCTGGTGCTGTGTGTATAGCATTATCATACTTAACAGTCAAGATAACTTGTACTGGTTCTGATACTGCGTAATCACCGTCCGAATAATCTACGTTTTGCAAGAAACAACCTTCTAAATCCCACTGCTCTAGTTCAGTATTACTCGTACCATCTAGTATTTCTAGTTTAGCTCCGAATTTATATCTTGAACCTGCTACAGCAGAAGTTTGTTCAAAGTGATTCATTTGTTTCTGTACCTGACCACCAACTAGTTTTGAAATGTTATTGTTGATATCATCCCTCATAGTAATGTTGATAGCTTCCCAAGTGTGTTTACCTTGCATATACATAACTGAGTTATATGAATGCACTGGCACTTCTTCGTGTGAAACTTTTGGTCTAGTAATGTTCATCACTTGTTGTGTAAGTTGCAATGGAGATTGTCCAACTGATCCAAAGCCTGTGAATCTTACTCTAAATCTGTATTTTAATTTAGGTTGTAAAATACCGCCACGCCCTGTTGATCCGTCTATCGGTACACCGAATTTTGATAGTGTTGCCATTTTATAATGCTCCTTATATAATAATATTTACAACTTTATTAAATTATTGCCTAGGCAAAAAATTTATTAAAGGTAGTTTAAAGGGATAGCTTTCACTATCCCTTAAACTGATTAACTTGTTAAACTTTCACCAGTGTTTTTGATACGTAATGGTATGTAGATAAACTCAACAGCCTTAATAGGTTGTATCGCAATATCAATCCATAATTCATTTTTATCAATTCTAGTGTCAGTGTTATTTGTTTCATCACAAACTACCAAGAAGTCAAACAAGGCTCTTTTTGCCGTTAAGTCTTCTAGGAATCTGTTAAACGTATCTGTTACTTGATCTCTAGTAATTCTATCATTTGGTTCAAATAAGAACGGTTTAGCAATTAAGTCTAATTGGTATCTTAGGTACACAATTAATCTTGCTACGTTGATTCTATCTAAAGCTGAAGCTGTTGGTGCCAATGTTTTTTGCCCAAATACAACTAAACCTCTGTTTGGAATAAACGCAATCGGATTAACTTTGTTTGCGTACATAGTATCTCTTTGACCTTCTGATAAAGTTACAGCTTGGAATTCACCTTCGTCAGTAATGTAACCAACTGAATTTGAGTTGCCTACTAAACCTCTAGTGAAGCCTGCTGGTGCAAACCAAGGAAATGCAACTTGATCATTAAATGCAAGAGTTCTCAAAGCAATATGTGATGCTGGAACTACTACGTTACTACCTGACAAGTCTGTTGAAAAACCTGATGGGTAATAAACTGCCGCATATGGTGAAGCCGATGTTAAACCATCTTCTCCGTTTGAAGCCGCATTGTTTGAGTTAGTTGCCCAAGCTTGAACTGATGTTCCACTTGGTTTTAGTCTCATTGGTGTGTCAGCTAATACGAAAGCTGTTTCTTTTCTATCAGTAGATAGAGCAATCATCTCATCTAACAGCTCTGGATATCCAGGTGCCGCTATAATGTTAAAGAATCTTGACTCTGCTCTGATCTCTTCATTGCCTGCTAGGGCTGATTGCATAGATTCTACTATTGTATTTCTCTGTGCTGATCTTCCCATATATGGTGATCCATCTGTTCTTAAACCTGATGTTGATACCCATACATTACCGTTATTTGTGTTATTGTAAGTGTAGTTCAATGTGTATTTCTTAACATTGTAACCTGACAATCTTGTGTTGAACAATAACATACCAGCTGGTGCTGTTGCTGGATCTGGTGCGTCAGAATGGAAACTTGCGTATGCTGTTCCCCAACCCTGTGCATCTTGATCTGCTCCGCCTGGATTACCTACTGCGTCAGCAAATGTAACTCCGTCTGCTGTACTTTGATCAGTATTATCAACTAATACCCATTTACTTGTACCTGAGTTATATTTGTAAATTTTTGGATATGAATCTAATTCATCTGAGTCAATCCAAATGTCGCCGTTAGCTAAAGCCGTACCGTCTGATTGTTTTGTTGGTTCTGCTGAAACAATTTGTAAGTCTCTTAAACCACCTGCCGCTGTTGATCCTGATGGAGCAACGTCTTTGCTGTTTGCGTATGCGTGCCATTTCATTGTTCCGCCATCGTTTTCAGCAATATACATATCTGCGTCTTGTGTTGACTTGTACCAAAGTGTTCCGTCTACAGGAGTACTTGTTGGTGCTGAAGCACTTGCTTCATAACTTGCATCTGACCATAATGATGTTTGGAAGAATGCAGTAGCGCCTGAACTTGTATTGTTAGTGAAACCTAGATTTTCTGTTCCTGTACCTTTTACATTTCCAGCTGTTGTTCCGTCTTGTATGTAGATTTCATAACCGCCTGCTCTTGTTAATTTTAGTCTTTGATCAGTTGCACTTCTGTAATCGATCTCAGCTACAACGTTACCAGTACTTGTTTGAATACTGTTAACTTTTGCTACGATTTCAGCAAGTGTTACTGCCGAGCCGGCTCCGCCTGCCGCTGTAACATTTACGTCTTGACCATTAAGCTCAAAGTTGACACCTGTTTCTGTTCCAGTTAAGTCAATCCCTGTTGCTATGTTTGTACCTGTTACTGATGTTTCTGTGCCTGCGTTTCTAACTCTTACATTGTACATAACTTCCGGTGATTTGTCCGTTGTGTTATGATACTGTTGAATTGATGTTTTACCAAAAGCTGGTGTTGATAGTGTAGTTGTAGAAGCTGAGAAATTACTTTCAATCGCTACTGCAATATTACTATCATCATAATCGTCAAACTGTACGAAAACATCGTTCATTGCTAATGCTGATCCTTCAGTGGCTGTTGCCGAGTCATCTCTTGAATACAAGTTAGCTGACAATGAAGACCATTTAGCTGTTGATGTTGAGTACGATTTAACAGATATATTAGCTCCTTGGCCACCTGGAGTAGTTTTTACCCATACATCACTGTATGATCCTGAAACTGCTGTTGTTGGTGCTGTACCTGTGCCTGGTTGAATGTAAACGTTGGCACTTGTTGCTGATTTCCAAGATGGTGAACCTACAACTTCCCAAGTACCTGCTACTTTTTGGAAAAGTTTTGCTGGTGATACGGAAGCCACAAGTGCGTAATCTAAATCTTGACCATAGCTTGATACAGGTGATTTTTCGCCTGAGTTTGAAACTCTACTTCCACCTGCGCCTGGTGTGTCTGTTAATACTGTTGGTGTTAGCTTATTCCACGTTGTGGCGTTAGCTGTGAAGATTCCCCAATCTGTATTTGTAGTGTCTAACCAATATGTGCCATTTGCCGGGGCTAATTCAGGAGCTGTTGAACTTCCTTCTAGCTCGGCTAAATCCACGTTGGCTCTTACTACATAAGCTCGATTTGAGATTCCTAAATATGAATATGTTGATAGCAAACCGTATTCGTTTCTTTCGTCACCATTTAACTGTACTCCAGCTAATGATTGAAACTTAGGTTCGCCAAAGGTTGTAACCAATTCTCTTTGTGATGTGATCAAGTATGGTTTTCCTGCGTTTGCCGAAGTTGTACCTACTGCTATATTACTAGTACTTGGATCTGTTTTATTCTCAGAAGTCGCAACTACTACTAGTGGTACTGTTCCTTGGCCAGCTGGAGCATACATCGATTCATCAGTAACTGAAACTGATACACCTGGTGATATTAATGTTGGCATAATCTTTTTTCCTCCCTGCTTATATTTGTTGTAATAATAATATAAACTAGTCCTATGTTAATGCTTATATTTATTGTATTTCTGGAAAAAGCACCCAATTCAATATCGCCTTTAAAGGTATTAAATACAATATATGGATAATATAAACGACACCAGCGAATTAAAGCACGTAAGACCCTTATGCTCTAAATGTAAGCAAAGGCCTAGTGCCTTTAACTATAAGAGGAAAGGCAAAATTTACTATCGTAGTAAGTGTGATCAATGCATTAAAGAAGGTCTAGGTTTAAAGACTGGGTTTAAAAGCTCTTGGGAAAAAGCCGGATATAGAAAAAAATCTATATGCGAAAAATGTGGCTTTAAATCCAAACATCCTGCACAGATGGATGTTTATCACATAGATGGTAATTTAAAAAATGCCAGCTGGAACAATTTAAAAACAATATGTGCTAATTGTGGTCGTATAAAAGCAGTAGAAGAAATAGGTTGGAAACAAGGTAGTTTAGTAGCTGATAAGCTGTAATATTGCCGGTTGACAACAACACTAAAACTTCGTATTATCTGTATCTA